TGTCTGCTACAGGAGGAGTAGGAACACTTCAAACCAATATTCAAGAAAATGAAATATCTAGTGTAAGTGCCACAGGTAGTATAGGAACACTAACTCACAGTAACACACATTCTATTACAAGTGTCGTTGGAACATTTACATTAAATAAAGGCAATAGACCTTTTGCCAAAGCATTTACTTTTGTTACATCGAGTTCTGTTGTTACTACTTCTGCAATAGGAACTCTTAAACTTAATGTTGATGAACCTATAAGTGGTGTATTAGGAACAACTGCATTAGGAACACCTGAAGTAATTACGACTGAAGCATTACTTAGTGTATCAGCTACAGGCTCTATAGGTGTCTTAACACATAGTAACACTCATTCTTTAGCAAGTGTTCAAGGAACTACTGCAGTAGAGCAAGTGCAGATAGATGGTTTTGAGATAGATGTACAGGAAAGACTAGGTTCAGTATCTGCAACAGGTGCTATCAATGGAGCACTAACACATAGTAACACACATAATATAAGTTCTGCTGTTGGAACATTTAATGTAGGTAATCTTACAACAACAGGTGTCACATTTAATTTTATTGCTAGTGACTACGATAGGAAAAGAGTTGTATATGTGCCAAGGCAAGACACAGCAGCTGAACGAAGAGTTGCGGCATAGGAGAAGTTAATGTCATTTCGTTGGACAACAAAAGACCCAGATGAAACACTAGACTACAGTATAGATTGGTCACGCTTTCTTGGCACAGCTACTATTTCTTCCGTAGTGTGGTCAGTTAAAACACCAGAAATAGCTAAGACAACATTACCTGCAGGACAAGACTTAACAACTGCATCCTCTAGTTCTGTGACTGACAGTATACAAAATATATCACAGACAAATACAAACACAGTAGCTACTATAAATTTAGCTGGTGGTATACTTAATCGTGAATACATCTTTACTTGTAGTGTGACAGATAGTACAGGCAGTTTAGCTGAAAGAACTGTTAAGATGCGAATAAGGGAAAATTAATGGCTTATAATTATTTAGAACTCGCTAATCAAGTAAATCGTAGATTAAACGAAACAGAACTTACTTCAAGTACTTTTCCTACTGCTACAGGATTTTATGCCCAAGTAAAAGATGCAATTAATGCATCTATACGTGACATAAACCAACATGAATTTAATTGGCCCTTTAATCACGTAGAACAGGAAGATATAGTATCTGCCAATGTTACAAGATACTCATTTCCTCAAGATGCCAAGTTAGTTAATTTTGATAGCTTTCGTATAAAAGCAGATACTACTTTAGGAAATGCAACAACAAAATTAGGCAACATAGCATACGAAGAGTATCTTGAAAAATACGTAGACCAAGAATATAATACAAATGGTAGAAGTGGTGTGCCTCAAAGAGTTGCACAAGGACCTGCCTTAGAATATTTACTTACTCCTGAACCTGATAAAGCCTATACACTTGTGTATGAGTATTATCGTTTCCCTGTAGATTTAGTTTTGTTTGACGATGTTCCTGTTGTTCCTGAAAGTTTTAAACATATTATTGTAGATGGTGCAATGCATTATGCTTATTTATTTCGTGGTAATTCACAAGATGCTATGGTGGCTAAACAAAAATTTGATGAAGGCATTAAAAATATGCGTATTGTCTTAATCAATAGAACATACTACTTACGTTCTACAATGATATCACAGAATACAGGTGGTGGTGGTATGGGATTTTCTAGGTCTGTTATCTAATGGCAGACGCATGGCAAACCTTCTCATATGAATTTAAAGGCGGCTTAATAACAAACCTTTCTCCTTATCAACAAGGTTTTCAAGCACCGGGTTCAGCACGAATACTACGTAACTTTGAGCCTTCTATTTTTGGTGGCTATAGAAGAGTAGAAGGATACGAAAAGTTTGATTCAAATACTGTAACAAATACAGGTGTTATCAGAGGTATCCATAGGTATAATAACCAAGTATATGCTGTAAGAGGTAATGACCTATTTAGGTCTAGTGGGTCAGGATGGACACAGATAAGTGATAATGCAACTTATAACAGTGCAGGTGTTACTATAGGTGGTTCAGGTAAGGTACGATTTTTAAAGTATGATTTTGATGGTACAGAAAAACTTATGCTTGTTGATGGAACAGGTAAACCTTACAGATTTAATGGAACTACGTTTGAACAGTTAAGTTCTTTACCTTCTGATGTATCAGGTGCAAAGTTTATAGTCAACTTTAAAAACCATATAGTGTTTGGTAATGGAAAAAAGATAGTCTTTTCTGCACCTTATAAAGATAATGACTTGACAATTGCTAACGGTGGTGGTATAATTAATGTAACAGATACAATTACAGGATTAATTGTATTTCGTGACCAACTAATAATATTTAGCGAAAGTAGTATAAATATACTTAATGGTAGTAGTGTAGCAGACTTTCAATTAAAGCCTGTATCTCGTGACTTAGGATGTGTTGCAGAAGACACTATCCAAGAAATAGGTGGAGATGTTATATTTTTAGGACCTGATGGGTTACGTCTTTTTTCAGCTACAGACAAGATTGGAGATTTTAATCTTGCCGCTGTATCAAAAACAATACAAGCTGAAGTATTAGATTTAGTATCTAGTAGTCCAAATGGTTTTACTAGTACAGTAATTCGTGAGAAAAGTCAATATAGAATATTTGGATTTAATACAGGTTTTACAAACGATGCTGCAAAAGGCATAGCAGCTACACAGTTAGAAGAAGGAATGGCTTTTAACGATTTACGTGGTTTTAATGCTTTTGTAACATACAGTGAGTATGATGGTCGTACTGAAAATATATATTTTGGTGCTAGTGATGGCTACATTTATAGAATGGAACAGGGAAATAGTTTAGATGGAGTAGCTATACCTGCAACATTTGCCACACCTTTTATAGCTTTAGGAGACCCAAAGGTCAGAAAAACTATATATAAAGGCACGACATATTTAGACACGGATGGGGAACTAGAGCTTTCCTATACACTTAAATTTGATTTTGACCAACCTAATACGGTTCAACCAAATTCAACAGTGTTATTAAACGATGGTGGTAGCTCTTTTACTTATGGTAATGGAACTTTTGGAACATCCACATTTGGTGGAAAACAACAAACTGTTTACGAAGTTCAGACTATAGGTTCAGGATTTACTGTATCAGTTGTATACGAAACCGTGGGAACAAATGTAGATGCTACATTTACCATAGACGCTGCTACCCTGCAGTATATTACTAACGCTAGGAGATAAAAAATGGGAACAGGATATACTCGTAACGATTCAGCAAATAATATCGCTGATGGGAACGTTATTAACGCATCAGACCTCGATGGTGAGTTTGATGCAGTCCAAGCTGCATTCAATGGCAGTAGTGGACATACACACGATGGAACATCAGGCGAAGGACCTCTAATTGCCGCAGGAGGTATAGCAAGCAATGCTGTAACAACTGCAAAAATATTAGATGCTAACGTCACTACAGCTAAGATAGCTGATGCCAACGTAACACTTGCTAAGATGGCGGCTAACTCCATAGACAGTAATCAATATGTAGATGGCTCAATTGATACTGCTCATATAGCTAACTCGCAGATAACTGTAGATAAAATGGCAGCCAACTCTATAGATAGCAACCAATACATAGATGGTTCAATCGATAGAGAACACTTAGCCGCTGATATTGTTGATGGTACAAAAATAGCTGATGATTCAATTAATTCAGAACATTACGTAGATGCTTCAATAGATACTGCACACATAGCTGATGCACAAGTTACAACAGCTAAAATTGCAGATGCAAATGTAACGACAGCAAAGATAGCCGCAGATGCTATAACTGCCGCTAAGATAGCTGACGATGTTATTAACAGTGAGCATATTGTTGCAGATTCAATTGATGCAGAACATTTAGCACCGAACTCTGTAAACACCGATGCTATTATTGACGATTCAGTAACTTCAGCACATCTTGCGGCAGGTGCTGTAGATACTACTGCTTTAGGAGCAGATGCAGTCACAGGAGCTAAGGTTGCAGATAATGCAATTGATTCTGAACATTACACTGATGGTAGTATAGACACTGCTCATATAGCAGATGCTCAAGTAACAACTGGAAAGTTGGCAGCGGATGCTGTTACAGGTGATAAGTTAGCTGACGATGCTGTTAATTCAGAGCACTTTACAAACGGTAGTATCGATGAAGTCCATTTAGCAAATGGTATAGTAACTACTGATAAAATAGGTGCTGATGCAGTAACAACTGCAAAGATAGCCGATAGTGTAGCATTAGGTGCTAATCCAACTACAACTACGCAGGCAGCAAATAATAACACTACAAGAATTGCAACAACAGCTTTTGTTCAACAAGAGCTAGGACACATAGTTGTTTTGGAAGCAGATTCAAGTAATGCTGACCCTGTGGCAGGTGACTTTACTAATGGTGCATTATTTGTAGGACAATACTAGGGAGATAAAATATGGCGTCTAAACTATTTGGCTTAGATAACACTACAGTTAGAGAAATACTTAAACTGCATGCTTTAGATGGTGCTACACCACGAAGAGTTAAAAAACTGTTTGGCTTAGATGGCAGTACAGTAAGA